TTGATTCCCCTGAATCCCCACCTGAATAAATCTGTGCAAGCAATCAAAGGATGTTGATCATATTGTTTACCAGCAGTTTTTGCATTATATACAAAAGTATAATAGTTTCCAACAGTTGGTATTGCCTCCACAGTGTTGTTCAATGCTTGCATGATTTGTAACATTAAATCCTCTGGATCTGAAGATGTTAATTGATTTTTGATTGCTTCAATACGATTAGCATTGACGGTTGGTGGTCTTTTTTCTTTTTGATCTAAAGGAACTGGTTTACCAGTGTATTGGCCAGGTTTAGTTGGGTTTCTCGCATCAATATCTGCTTGAACCCTAGCAATTTCAGCTGGATCACCAGCAGGGTTTGCTTTTTGCCAACTAAATTCTCTATCAGCCATTACTTAATACCCAACTCATCTTCCGTGATTATCTTAAATTGAATCCTACGATCCTCACAAAACTCTACTGCTGCCTTCCACTTTGCCTGATTTACCGCATAAGTTTGACACTCATAGATATATGATTTAGTCATTCTTGATCTTTTCTTAGGTGGTCGAGTTTGTTTTTTTGGTTTAACCTCTACAACATAGTTGTTAATTTTATTATTTTTTTCTCTCACTTTAATAATGTAATCGGGAAAGTAACGATGCACACGATTATCAACGGGAGAAAGATATGGTATGGAAAACTCTTCAGATGCCCAAGATATTATATTATCATTCCTATCACACCACACACAGAAACGTCTCTCCCAACTACTTCTACAGATAATATTGTTCGGATTACCCTGATATTTCTCTGGATTTGATGGTTTATAGCGACTTTTTATACTTTCTGCCATTATCTTGCATACATAATATATAAGGTCAAATGTATTTATAAATGGCTTCCATCCCACCACAGAGATTAACAGTAGATAAAATTGTAAGTGACTTGCTAGAACCAGCAACTACCTCTTTTTATCAAGTAACAATTAAAGATCCGAAACAATTAAATGAAAATGGAGATTCGTTTGCAGATTATCTTAGCAAACAAGGTCTTTCTATTTTGTTTTCGCCAGGTCTTGATGGAGTGAGAAAAGAAAAATTGCAACTGTTCTGTTCAGAGGCATCATTACCAGGCTCATCAATGGCAACAGGAAACTTAAATAATGATTTTACAGGAGTGACAGAGAAGTATGCTCATCGTAGAGTATTTGATGAGGAGATTGGATTAACATTTTACTGTGATGCAAAAGAATATATACCAGTTAGATTTTTTGAAGCTTGGATGTCATATATGACAAACGATACAAATGATGGTCACTTTGGTGAATTTCATTATAGGATGAAGTTCCCTGCTAAGTATAAAGGTGGTTTAGAAATAACTAAATTTGAAAAGAACTTGAACTCGCAAGATCCAATTAGAGGTAGAACCAAACCATTAACATACACTTTCATAGATGCTTTTCCAAAATCAATCTCGGCAATTCCTGTTGGGTATGATGCATCAGACTTACTAAAATGCACCGTTTCATTTTCGTATACAAGATATAGTGCGAAACCAGCAAACAAAAATTTTGGCGATCCAACATTCGCATATTATGCTGGTAAGTTTGCTAATATTGCTGTAGATAAATTAACTGGAGTGGATTTACTGGGTGATGTTGTAGGAGGAGTTGTTCAGAGATCTTTATCCAATTAACCCTGCTATATAATATACTGAATTGCATAATAGGATATCATGCCTTTACCAAAAATTGCGACACCAACGTATAGTATGGTGTTACCATCTACAGAGAAGGAAATAAACTATAGACCTTTTCTGGTGAAAGAAGAAAAACTTTTAGTTCTTGCTTTAGAAACTGAGGATACAAAACAGATCACTACAGCTATTAAAGCAGTTCTTAAGAGTTGTGTTCTCACAAAAGGAATAAAAGTAGAATCATTACCTACCTTTGATATTGAAGCTTTGTTTTTAAACATTCGTGGAAAGTCAGTTGGGGAAACAATAGATGTTAATATAATTTGCCCTGACGATGAAAAGACTAGTGTTAAAGTTGATATTGATTTGGATGATATTAAAGTTCAAAAAACTGAGGGTCATACAAACAAAGTTGAGTTGGATAAAAATTTAATGATGGAACTTAAGTATCCATCTTTAGATGAGTTCATAAAAAACAATTTTGATTTCAAAGATCAAAATGCGATGGAACAATCCTTTAAACTAATCGCATCATGTATCGATAAGATATACACCAATGAGGAAGTATGGGCAGCAGGAGACTGCACCAAGAAAGAGATAACAGAGTTTCTTGAATCGATGAACTCACAACAATTTAAAAAAATTGAGGAGTTTTTCACAACAATGCCTAAACTATCACACACCATAAAGGTAAAAAATCCAAATACAAAAGTCGAAAGTGAAGTTGTGCTTGAGGGTTTAGCGTCTTTTTTCGGGTAGCAATGATCCACATGGATCTTGCTAGCTATTACAAGTTAAACTTTTCGTTGATGCAATACCATAAATACTCATTAACTGAGATTGAAAACATGATACCTTGGGAACGAGATATCTATGTTGGATTGTTAAGACAACATCTCGAAGAAGAAGAACTTAAACGACAGCAATCAAAGAATGGCTAGCCCAGAAGCAAGACAAATATTAATAAAAGACTTTGGTTATCAACCCGTTGATATAGAATCAAAGTCGGCCTATTCTCGTGCTATAAAAGAAACTGTTAATAAACTTAAATTAGAAAATCCAAAAGATCCAAGAATCAAACCTCTACAAGACGCAGTAAGACCATCTAGGAAAAGAACAACCAAAAAAGAATCAACCAAAAAAGAATCAACCAAAAAAGAATCAACTAAGAAAGAATCAACCAAGAAAGAATTAACACAACCAAAGAAAACAAAGGATGATGCGATAAAATTCATCAAAGGTAGAGGAACTCCTGAACCTGTAGAACCAACCCAACCACCTATACCTAAATTTGGTGGTGCAAAAACTGGAGCAGCATTAACATCTATATCTCAAACTGTTAACGCTATAAAGAAACTTGTTACTAGACAAAATAAACTTGAAAAAGATAAGGCAGATGATACTAGAGAGACAAGAGAGAAAAAGAAAAGAAGTATGAGAGAAAACCTCATGGAAGGTGGGAAGAAAATGTATGATAAAGTTGCTGGCACGTTTGGAAAAGTTTTATCACCAGTAAAAGGAATCTTCACGCAGATATTTGATTTCTTAACTAAGTTTATTCTTGGTGCAGCATTGATGAAAATACTTGATTGGTTTGGCAATCCTGATAATAAAGATAAGATACAATCTATATTCAGGTTCCTGAAAGATTTTTGGCCTGTTATCGCTGCTGGAGTTATAGCATTGATGGGGCCTATTCCTTCATTTGTCGCAGCACTTGCATTAGCATTTGGATTTGTTCCAAAGATAAATCAATATTTGGTCTGGGTAAAGATGTAGATAAAGAAATTAAAAAAGAAGAAAAAGATTATGAGAAGAATACGAAAGGAACTGGGTTTGATACAGACACAGAAGAAAAAGAAAAAACAGATTTGGGGTCAGACTCTGTTACAGCTACACCAGTTGATTCGTATAAAGAACCAACTATTGGTGGAGGTGAAGGCACAGAACCTCAACAATTTAATCAAGGTGGTGAGGTTCCAGGCCAAGGAGATAAAGATACTGTTCCTGCGATGTTAACACCTGGTGAATTTGTTTTAACTAAGGAGGCGGTAAATCAAATCGGTGCTGACACTTTATATAATATGAATGCAGCTGCAGGTGGTGTTGGTAAATCAAATGATGTTCCAAGAGGGCCAAGCGGTAAACCCAAAAAGAAAAAATCAACTGTTCAAACCATGATGGATATGGGTCAGTTGAATCCTATTAATAATATATCTAAATCGATGAATAATAACACATTTAACTCAATGAGTTCATCGAGTGATGTGACTAACAATAAATCTAATGTAACTAATGATAAATTTAATGTAATTAATAATAAATCTAATGTAATTAATAACAAAAGTAAAACAATGAACATGAGTGGTGGTGGCATGACCAAAAACATGACATACATGGGTGGTGGTGGCATGACTAAAAATACATCATATATGAGTAGTGGTGGTTCGGTTACTAATAATATGGGAGAAACATCAAATGTTCAGTATATGAAACTTGGTGGCATGGTTAAAAACTTTATTTCTAATTCACCACAAGCTCGTTTCTTAAAATTTGCAGGAAATCA